CAGTGGAACTTTACAGCGTTGGCAGGGGCGGACCGCAGTGAGCGGACCTCGTTTCATTTCCAATATTTGCAACATATCGGGCAAGATGACGGGCTCATAATCAGGATTAGAGATGTAGTGGAGGTTGTAGCTATGGTTTTCACCAACCTTTATCTTAGCTACTGTTCCGGTGATGGTTATTTTACCATCACCGCTAGGAGCATCCACAACAACTTTAAGTGATTCCATCTCTCTCGGAGTTTTCACGAGGTAGCTCACAAATTTGTTAGGACTCAGGACCTCCCACACAGGCTTTCCGCGATATGTGGGCACCCGCTCATGCCAGGGTGGGTCAAAATAGACGAGGGTCCTGCCGGACTCAGGCAGATCGAATCGATCGCGATTTACAGTGCCGATACGTTCAGGTGTCACATTAGCAGCCAAGCACTGATATGTGGCTTCATCTGACTCGTAGGCAGTGATGCGCGCACGTGGAAAAGCTCGCCTTAACAGCAAGGTCTCAACACCCACGTGGGCACACGCATCGATAATTTGGTCTGGCACCTTTACCACTAATTGCCGAGCCGCATCAACAAACGGCTGGTAGAATCGAGGTTTGGTAGTGTACATGACGGATTTTGGCATGTAACGAAGGTGCTTGAAATCTATATTCCCAACAGACTCTTTCATTTCTGGGGGGGTAGATTTCAACGGTCCAGTACCAGGCTCGCCAGGAGCAGGCGGGCCAGGAAGATTATCCCCAACTCTAACACCAGCCTCTTGTACTACTGGGGGAGCGGCGGTTAATGGGACAATCTTCGAATAATCAGACATTGTGTCAAGCATGGTAATATATTTCTCAATGGTAGAGGAACTAATTCCAAAGAGCTCGCATGCATGTGCAATGGCAATATCCCGTGGTACGAGATGTGCGTTAGGTGCTTCCTCATATTTCTCTACGTTATAACCAACTGCTACATTATTGTAAATCTGCCTTGAACGCGGATTAGCAATGTCAAACAGTGGTTGCGTGGAACGTAGAATCATACGACACCATTCTGATAATATTGGCGTAGCTGGATCCATCACTAAATAACCTTCAGCCTTACGGCGGAGGTAAATCCACTGATGTGTGGACGCTAATGGATCAGCACTAGGATATAAGTGGAGCTTGGACAATTGTCGCGGTAAATCTGCCATATTTGCTGGACTAGCGGCAGGATTAGGATAAATACGCGCGAGAAAGTTAGTGCGAGTGTTGTTTGGTCGTACAGTAACTTTTAGACTAAGCCCCAAATCAGTGGCGACACGTTCATAACAGGGGTCGGGATCGGGTGTGATACCATCATCACCACCGTACACACCTAAGGAACGCCAAGCTTCCTTCTTGGACTTTCCTGACTTCCTGAACATGATAAATGCTACCAAAGCGTTATCCACAGAGTTGAACAAGGCGGTATCTGCAGCGCCTGATGCGCGGCTACCACCGAGGATGTATTCCAACCCAGACGCAGTACGACAACGAGCCGTGGTCATAGCCCGGTGTAGTTTACGAATCTGGTCATGGTAACGGATGGGATAAGCTCGCAATAACAACATTAATTCAAAACTGTACAATGCTTCACTATGGGTTCCATCAAACCTAGAGAAGTCAGTTTCCGCAAGGAACTTGGCGCCAGAGGCAACCAAGTGTACACGTTCTGCCACACGATTTGGATGCATGCCAAATGCATACCATGGCATTTTCTTAAGAACTGCCATAAGTGGTTGTGTATATTGTGAGTACAAGAGACAATGCTCGGTCGGCAACGTTGAGATGTTGCGAGGCGGTTTCACGCCACCATAACCTTCGGCTTTCTGGAAGGATTTAATCACTGTGCCAACTAGTGACATCCTTTCCCTAACTGGACGAGAGACGAGGTACATGGGGAGATTTGGACCAGCACGTGCATTGTTCGCACGTTGGTTCGGACGCTTCTGATCTGCAATAATAGCCGATAGATCACGAGGCGCACAAACAGCAACGTTTGGCAGTAATTCCTCAGCAAATTCAGTGAAATACTGTAAGTATTCAGCATTCACATGGTGAGGCTTCTGATCATTACTAATCTTGTCAATGCGTTCTTTAATGCACCAGCGTTCGTTATCGATAGACTTGGCGGGGGCGAATACACTGTCATAGACTGGCGGACATAGTACGGTTGACTGTAACTTTTCCGCAGAGATGAATTCAGGAACATTAGCAATGCGACGATATGCCACGGCTCGATTTCGGCTAATCGAACTACTCGTGGACTGATGAGCAATCACATCAACTGGGAAAGCAGCGTAAGCTAAACTCACTGCTAACCGTGGGTCTGACCGGAAGTCATGCGTAACGGTGGATTGTATGTCAACACCTTTTAACGCTTCCTTCTGGTGACGAGCACGAAGTGTGGTTGCTAACCGATCTGTGACCAACTCAGCAGATGGTTCATCAGGCAATGTGACGGATAACCCATTCATGGATTCCTCAACATTACCATAATTACGGATAGTGCACACCTGGGTGGGTGGGCGCTTATTATCCAACGTGGCAAACGTATGGCTAGTATGTACGACTTGGAGCCGGCGGAATGGATTCACAAATACAACTGATGTGTTATTGTGTATCGCGCTCGGTACTAGTAGCACAAACTTCCAACACTCATTAATACGCACGGTTTCAACCTTATAGTGGATGGAAACACCTGGGTAAACTGCCTCGATTCGGTCAGTATCATAATCCCAGAGTTCATGGCGGTAGCGACCGCCTCCATTCACTATCATCGTGACGTGGTTATCAATGCCAAATGACCAACTGTACTCATGTCGAGACCCACCTGGTGCAAGCGGGGAAAAAGTGTACAGTAGCATTGGTTGTGCCATCCATAAATACTGATACCAATCGATATAATAATCTATATTGAACATCTTAATTATGTCAGTGTCCAACATGCGGTCCCTACGACGCTGCATGGTTTTATCACGTGACCAATAATGTTCTAACGAACCGGCGTGTCCATTCTCAACGTCAACCGCTGACATTTGTATGGAATAGACACGTCGGCCCTGAGATTTAATGAAATAATCGAGGGTAGAGTTCGCAGCGTTGCGTTCAGCAGCAGCGAGTGGATGGGAGTGGTGGGAAGCACCGGATTTTGGCTCAATGACCGCTATATGGCGGAATGCTCCGCGTAAACGATCAGTGAAGTATGGGGGCAACGTGGCAGTCAAGCTGCCAGCTATCCATCGCACAACCCGGATAAACCAGGTAATTCCAGGGTAAGCGCTGGTTCCACACGCAATTAGAAAACAATAGTAATCCAATACTTGCATGTGACACGCTTCCTCAAGGAATGGTTTAAATATGCGAGTTTCAAAAATATCTTCGCCAACTGCTTGGCGGACGAACAATTTATTCGCCTCTGAGCACAGTCGCAGAGGAATTTCATTGAAAACAAAGGACAAGATAACTGGTATCATTGCAGCCAATAAATATTGTCGACCTACCACAAATATATATACCATTAATACCAATGGATACAGAGGTGGATTCTCAGTGCTATGTTGCATACGATAGCAGGCGATATCAAATTCTTCAAACATACACGGTGATGTGAAAAAAGTTAGCCAGCTATGTAATGCACTGTAGATGTAGGCGAAGACAACAGCCAAAGAAGTTGCCAGCGCAAAGGTATAAATCTGATACCCTAGATGCTTACGCTGGGTCCACCACGCATACATGGGCAGAGTTTTCTGCGCAATAAATGCGAGTGGGGGGGATACGCACTCACTTGGTGGGTATACTGATGTGGTGATGTCCTG